TTTGAATTCTTACTGTGAGGATCAAGCTCCGACAGTAAGAGTGAAGCTCAGAGCAGAGAACGGCTTAACCAGAGCACCGGAGCAACGGGTCTCAAGCAGATACTTGTACTGATTGTAGTCGATATCGAAATCGTCGAACAGCTCAAGAGCACCGCCCTTGTCTGCACCGACTCTGTAGTCAGCAAGGTTGACGATCACGCCGAGGAAATCCTTATTGTTGAGCTTGAAGCCCTCCATAGCCTCAACAGTGATGATCTCGTTGACGCGAAGAATCGTAGCCAGCTCTGCAGTGGTTCTGTAGAGTCTGTGGCCAATGCCGTCCTTCAGGAGCAGCATCTCAGCCAGCATATCCTCGGTGGTATAGAGATCCGGGTTGCCGGTACCCTTATAGTGCTTACGACCTCTGATAGCAGCATCGATAAATGCCTCGGCCTTATCAGAATCGGTCGCATTAGCCTCGACAGCAACGCTGACCGGAACAGTGAACAGCGGCTTATCGGACACAACCGGACGGATGTGGTCTTCGGAGATCTTATCGTCATCGGAATTAAGTCGACCGTCACCGATCAGAATTGCACGAGCGATTTCCTCGTCCAGCATTCCTCTCATCTCGGCCTTGATCCACCGGACAACATCGAAATCGGTGATGTCAATGATGTCATCACGATCCATCTTCTGCTTCTTGTAAACAGTCTGCGGATCAGTGGTTCTCTTAAGCAGGGAGAAGACCTCTTCCTTCTTAAGGTTGCCCTTCATGTAACCCTTAGCACGAGCCTCGTCCTCGGTGATATCAGCGAAGACAGACTTGATCCGGGAGAACGGAGTGTGGCCAACCTTGCTCATGACCTTGGAGACCCAGCCAGTATCTCTCTTGATCATTTCCGGAGGATTGTTAAGGGACTTGTACTCCGGGAACAGGAAGCTCGGATCGTTCACGCCGTAGCCCTGCTTATTCTCGGACAGAGTCATACCTTCGGTCACGCTGGAATCGAGATGTGCAAGAACACCATCCTCGTCTTCCATGTGAGCCAGAACAGCCTCTTTCATGGATCCGCAGCGCTTAGCGTCGGCCATGATGACCTTGAAATCTTCGTGAGAAATATAATTCTTTGCGGGCGCAGTACCCTTGTTATCGAAAGCGTTGTACTTCATATCGTCGTTTTCTCCTTCTGTAGAATTGTCGTCGCTGTGCTTAGCCTCAGCGTTCTCGTTGCTAGACTGTGCCGCATACCCAACAAGGGTCATTACGGCAGCTTTCTGGCGGTCATTAAGACCCTCGATCTCAGCCTTAATTTCATCAGGAGTCAGGCTAATTTCCTTTTTCGACTCCTTATTCTCGTTTTCAGCAGGCTTATTCTCGTCTGCGTGCTGAAGTTCTTCGTTATCGTTTTCGAACATTTTGAGTTCCTCTCCTGTGGTGATTACTGCCTCTTCATCGAACTCTTCGGCGTGACCAAATGCGGTTTCGATCTTTGCTCCGGGATTTGCGCCGGTCATAACGAGCGAAACCTCACGGATCATGCCATGAAGGACGTCTCCAGCGTTCTGCTTAAGGTGATTTGCGTAAATGGAGAGATATTTGATGTCTCCATGGCGCACAGCCTCCTTAGAATGCTGGGCCTTTTCGGTTCCATTAAAAGTGCCGTAACCATAAACGCCCTCGGGCCGATTCTCAAGGAGAACCTTACCGAGGACATTAGTCGGGTCGCTATGGTCGTGATGGTAAACGAGCGGAACCTCAATACCATCGCATTCCTTGAACGCGTCCTTACGGATGGTTCTTCCGTCCGTACAGAGTAAATCGTTCTTGGTGACCCACCCGGCGAAATCATACTTTTCTGGCATTTTGAATTTTCTCCTTAGGTGGATTGTTCTTAGTAGGTACCTCAGCCGGTCGTTCATTGTCGCTTCGGTTAAGATTGCTGTTACGAAGCTCATCGGCAGCAGGATCGTCAGAAGGTCTGTAACCGATCTGAGTTCTGATCTCGTTACTGCTGAGAATTTCGTTTCTGGTCATCTTATCCGCGATTTCAGCAAGAGCGCTAACCGGGATTAATCTGAACGGATTTCTAAAGTACCGGATTGACTGACCGTCGGATCGTGCATCACGAGAAATGAACTTTCGTTCCATCTCTTCTGCAATCGCTGAAAGAATCGGATCAACTGTACGGTTGTAGTAGTTGATCATTTCCTCTTCTTTTGCCGTGCCATTGAAAACTGACTCAGTGAGTCCAAGCTGGTTGTAAAGTTCAGCTGTCAAGTCTTTAACTTCCGTCCAGATGTTGTTTTCAACTCCACGGTTGAGCTGAGTGATTCTTTCGGTACCGTCGGTGTAAGCAATACCGTATTTAGAACCAGAAAGCTGGCGTTCGATATCCTTTCTACGGATTTCGGCTTGCTGCCTTCTGGCTTCCGTCTTGATGATGTAAGGAAGCTGAATAATAAGATCCAGTTTCCCTGAACTGGTTTGCTCATCCACGTAATCAAGCAAGCTCAGTTTTCGTATAAGGCGCTGAAGAGTAGAGTTTGGCTCGTTCATGATCGAATAAAGCGGATTCTCAATAATCGCTACTTGATTTTTGGGAATCACGATCTCTTCTCTTCGTCCGACCGCCTCGTTATACACGTCTAACCGAACAGCGCGAGGATACCAGGCCGTAATTCTAGCGGTACGTACCGATAGAATGTCGTATTTGTTCGTATAATTTGGGTTGTCCGAGCACTCTACAGGCAATATGGCGACAACCCCTTCATCGAACATACTCATTACGACATCTAGTATGAAGGCTCTTCCGGTTTGGTCTAAGTTTGCAGAATAGGATAAACAATCATCCAAGCCACCGTGAATGATGTCTTTATAGTGTCCATCTTCGTCGCATTGAACATGATGGAGATCGATCATCGCGCAATCTAGTGCGATGCGATTATAGATCGACGCCACGACGGTGCGATTGTTTCCTCTTGTCAGACGGACTCTATCTGGTCTCCATCCCGTCCAACCGTAGTCGTAGTATGTCTGCGGAGTGGGACTCCGACTAAGAAAAGCATTCCAGGCGTTCTGGAAACGTTCTAAAAACTTTGGCATCGCAGTTTATCTCCTAAATTTGCTAACATATTTTTCTTGAGTCTTTGCGTATCCAACGATAACGTCGACAACATTTTTTTGATCTTCGTTAAGCGTGGAGAACACATCTCCGATAGTCTTTCCGGGTCTTATACGAGAAAGACTGCTGGATTTTGATTTAGACAAAGACGAGGCAAGATATGCGTACAGCGCATTCTTTTGTTCATCATTGAACGTATCAAAGATTTCACCGATAGTTCTGCCGTCTAAAACATCAGAGTGTTTGATCGGTTTTGCGCTTTTTATTTTTTCGCTTCCGATAACCATAAACTTCTCGTCATTTACTATAATCAACGGATGTTCATAGATGTAGGCCCAATCTTCTGGATCCGTTATAGCGTCATAACCCATATTTTTATACTTCTTAGAAAACTCATCACGATTTTTATAAACAACCTTATGAATCTGTTCTGCTAAATTGCGACGCTGTTCGTCTGCCCAGTTGTGATCGTGACCGTATCCTTCTTGAAGTGTCTTATATAGTATGTCGTGACGTTCATTAATATTCTTAGATTCGTCATAAAAACCTGCGTCAACCAGTTTTTTAAACGCGTTTTTTGCTTCGAGTTCAAGCCCATTGGTAAAAATGAAGAATTTCCTCTTAGCAATGCGTTGCATGACGTCTTCAGTAACTTGTCTCGCTGACGCTATACGGATTGGATCAACGGCTTTAATCCGAATTTTATATAGCGTTTTGTCAGGATCGTTACCAAGCATGCCGTTTTCGGCATCACTTTTATATGTTTCTATATCGTGCTTATCGTACGACACATACGTGGCATTTCGTACAGTCTTTTCATCCCTGTCCGAATACCGCACAAACTTGGTTCCTTTTCTTAATTTTAATTCGTGCTGATGCGGTCTCTCGCCAGATCCATATGGGTATCTTCCAGACCCTCTTCCAGGAGGATTGTCGTCGTGGCCTTTGCCGTAGTGCATAAGGTGTTCGGAGGAGATCAAAACTCCAACATATACGTCTCTCATATCTCCTCCTTACTCGAATGCGTCGATGTTTATCTTGTAAGACACGTAACCGTCCATCATCGCAGCAACGTTATCGATCTTCTGATCTCTGCGTTCCTTAAACAACTTCCGATTTCCGTTTGTGTCTTCAAGCGCCACTGCGTTACCCATGCAGAACGTCATAAGCTCCTCGTCGAATAGGAGCATTCTCTGTTCCGCATATTTCTTAAGTTCACCAAGCGGCACAGATTCGGTTTTTGCGCCCTGAATGACTTTAGTTACAGCGAATTCGCCATTTTCTTTACACCATCGTTCTACAAACTCTTTGGCATTATACGGGTCGTAGCCGAACGATCGAACGTCGTACTCCTGTGCGGTTATGTGTTCGTCTAGATCGTCGTATACATCCATCATAGAAAGGACGGTGCCTTCCATTATGATTAGAGAGCCTTCCTGAATGAAATCTTCGTACTTCTCTCTCATCGCTCTTGGAAGATTGTCAAGCGTGTAGCTCGTAATATAACTTCTGGTCTTAATTCCTATGCACCCATTTGAAAGCGGGAATAAGAAGGTGAAAGCACAGAAGTCGTCACCGCGAGAAAGGTCGGCCCCAAGAGCGCAAGGCAGCTGCTTAAAGGATCTCGGACGATGCGGCAAAGTTTCCTCATAAGTAAAGAAGAACGTGTAACCTTCCATCGGGATATCGAATCTCTTAGCCAAGATTTCGTTCCTCGCGGTTGGTACACGTTCTGCTTTTTCTACTTCAAGCTGGTAGGTTTCGTATGTAACTGTCTTACCAAGATTGGGATTTGCTTTTCGCCACATTTCCGGATAGCCGATTTCCTCGACGTCATCCAGTTTGTAATACCAGATAGAGACATGCGGGTTATCGTACTCACCCTTCAGAATTTCCATGAGCTCCATTTTGATATCGTCTCCGATACCATGCCTCACGGTTCCTTCTGATGATGTAGCAAGTATCAGCCAGTCATCGTTTTTTGCAGCGCCCTGAGCTAAAGCATTGATCGGATTCTCTCTGATCGTTCCAGATAACCATTCGTCGACAGAAGCGCATTTGTCTCTTCGACCCTGAAGCTTGTCTATCGACATCGGTCTGACTTCTAGAAGGGAATTGGTCAGGAAGTTCTCGATACCCTTCTTAGTAGAAGCAAGCTTCATACGATTCGCACGATTTCCAGTGGTATTTTGAAGCGATCCCTCGGTCAGGAATCTGAATAGAGGACCTCTGGCCCTTACTATAGAAGTGCGGATAGGATAGAGAGTCTCTTCTGCCTGGCTCATCGTAGGCGCGGTTGCGCACTGCTGAGTAGTAGAAGTGTCGACATTTAAGAAGAAGGACTGAATACAAGACGCATACATTGATTTCGCAGCGCCTCGACCAATTATCAGATACTGATAGTTAATGAGACGCTTTCGAATAACGCGTTTAACGTAATGACCTCCAGGACCGTGTTCGTTCGGCATAAATACCGATCTCTCGATAAAGTAAT